GAAAGCTCGTCTACTAGCAACCACGGGTGATACAGTCATTAATAAGATTGTTGAGATAGCCATGACTGACGGTCATCCTGTGCAGGGTGCAGCATTGAAGATGTGTATTGACAGGGTTTTACCTTTGTCTTACTTTGAGAAAGATAAACAAGGCAATGGCAGCACTCCTCAAATTAGTATTAATATTACTGGGATAACAAGTCCTACAGTAAGTACAGAAGAAACAGTTATTGAAGCTGGTATTACGGATGTTGAGGTAAGAGATGTCTGAACTTAACTTCCAGTTACTGAAATGGCAGCAGTCGGTATTTAAAGACACAACACGATTCAAAGTAATTGCTGCTGGTCGTCGTTGTGGTAAGTCAAGATTGTCTGCTGTAACGCTGTTGATTGAGGCTCTGAACTGTCCTGAAGGTTCTAGTGTGATGTATGTTGCACCAACCCTCGGACAAGCAAGAACGATTATGTGGGACTTGTTAATGGACTTAGGTCGTCCAATCATCAAATCTGCACACATCAACAACTTAGAGATTACTTTGGTCAACGGGCGTAAGATATTGGTCAGAGGAGCAGACAACCAGGATAGTTTGCGTGGTGTGTCATTAACATACCTCGTGATGGACGAAGTAGCGTTTATTAAGCCAGAGATTTGGGAACGAGTGCTTCGAGCTGCTTTGTCTGATAAAAAGGGTAGAGCCATGTTTATTTCTACTCCGTCTGGTCGTAATCACTTCTATGAGTGGTTTCAGCTAGGACAGACTGGAGAAGATGAAGATTGGAAGTCTTGGCACTTTACCACTGCGGACAATGAAACTATTGACCCTAAAGAGATTGAAGCTGCTAAGAGAACATTGAGTTCGTTTGCTTTCAATCAGGAGTATATGTCTTCATTCAACAATGCTGGTAGTGGGTTGTTTAAAGAAGAATGGATTAAGTTCGGTGACGAACCAAAGCAAGGAAGCTGGTACATTGCAGTTGACTTAGCTGGTTTTGAGGATGTTGCTAAGACAGCCAGTGCCGCTAAGAAACGACTAGACCAATCAGCTATTGCGGTGGTTAAAGTCGGTGATGACGGTAAGTGGTTTGTAGATAAGATTGAAGCTGGTCGTTGGGACATACAGACAACAGCCACTAAGATTCTAGCAGCCATTAGAGATTATGAGCCTTTGGCTGTAGGTATTGAGCGAGGGGCTTTAAAGAATGCGGTGTTGCCTTATCTAAGTGATTTGATGCGGAAACAGAACTGTTTTGCACATATTCAAGATTTGACGCACGGCAACAAGAAAAAAGCAGATAGAGTGATATGGTCGTTACAGGGTCGCTTTGAGCACGGTAGGATTGTCCTGAACTGCGAAGAGAACTTTGATGAGTTTGTCGACCAATTATTAATGTTTCCAACCTCTAACGTACATGATGACTTAGTAGATGCTTTGTCTTATGTGGACCAGTTAGCCACCACCAGTTATTTTGATGGTGACGACGCTGATGACGATTATGAGGTTATGGATGTAATTTCAGGTTATTAATAAGGACCAAAATGTACGATAAAGAAAACGAGTTTGTACCCCTTAATGTCGAGGCATTGAGTAAAAACCCTGCTGTGTGGGAAGTCATTAAAGAAGAGATACAGAATCTTAGCGGTGAGTGTCTTATGAAGATTGTCACAGAAGCTAAAAAACAAGGGATGAAAGACAAACAAATCTTTATGCCGACAGAAGAAGTTGTCGAAGTTGAATTTGTTGACCCATTTGAAGATTCAACAGAATATGACTCAGAGGAAGACTAATGGATAACAACTACGAAGATAACAAATACGAGCAACCTGATGAGGCAGACAAGGGTTTAACAACCTACGTTCTTGACCATATCGAGCGTTGGAGAGATTATAGAGATACCAACTACCTCGAATACTGGTTAGAGTATGAGCGTATCTTCCGTGGTCAGTGGGCTCAAGAAGACGTTACTCGTGCCTCTGAGCGTAGCCGTATCATCAGCCCTGCTACTCAGCAAGCTGTTGAGACTCGTCACGCTGAAATCATGGAAGCTATCTTTGGTAACGGTGAGTTCTTTGACATCAAAGATGACTTACAAGACCAACAACCAGTGGACGTTGCTCAAGTACGTATGCAGTTACGTGAAGACTTAGAGCAGGACAAGATTCGTAAAGCTGTTGACCAAGTAGAGTTATTGGCTGAAATCTACGGTACTGGTATCGGTGAGATTATCGTTGCTAGAGAAAAGACTTTTGTACCGTCTACACAGCCTATTCCAGGTATTGACGGTGCAGCTGCTATCGGTGTATTAGAAGGTGAAAGAACCAGCGTTAAGTTAGTTCCTGTAAACCCTAAGAACTTCTTGATTGACCCTAACGCTACTACTATTGAAGATGCTCTAGGTGTTGCTGTTGAGAAGTATGTGTCTTTACACCAAGTTGTACGTGGTATTGAAGAAGGTATCTATCGTAAGGTTGAAGTAGGCACAGAAGCTGTTGATGACGACTTAGAGCCTACTCAAGACATGACCAACTTCCAAGACGGTAAAGTACGTCTGTTGACTTACTACGGTTTAGTTCCTCGTAAGTTTCTTGAGACAATCGAAGAAAAAGACAATGGCGGTGAGTATGAAGAGTTGTTTGAACAAGGCTCTTCTGCATCTGAATATGAAGATTTAGTTGAAGCTATTGTTGTAATTGCTAACCAAGGTATCTTGCTCAAAGCTGAAGCCAATCCTTACATGATGAAGGACCGTCCAGTTGTTGCTTATCAAGACGACACAGTTCCTAATCGTTTCTGGGGTCGTGGTACGGTTGAAAAAGCATACAATATGCAGAAAGCTATTGATGCACAGCTACGTGCTCACTTAGACTCATTGGCATTGACCACAGCACCTATGATTGCAATGGACGCTACTAGAATGCCTCGTGGTGCTAAGTTTGAAGTACGTCCTGGCAAAGCAATTCTAACTAACGGCAACCCGAATGAAATCCTACAACCATTTAAGTTTGGTAACGTAGACCCACAACTCCTAGGTACAAGCAAAGAGTTTGAGCGTATGTTGTTACAAGCAACAGGTACGCTAGATAGTTCAGGTATGCCGACCAATGCTCCTAGAGACGCTTCAGGTTCTGGTATGTCTATGGCTTTAGCTGGTGTGATTAAGAAGTATAAACGCACCCTAACAAACTTCCAGGAAGACTTTTTGATTCCATTCATTAATAAAGCTGCTTATCGTTATATGCAGTTTGACCCTGAGCGTTATCCAAGTCAAGACTTTAAGTTTATCCCGACAGCTACTTTAGGCATTATGGCTCGTGAATACGAACAAAGCCAGTTCATTGCTCTATTGCAGACTCTAGGACCTAACACACCTGTGTTGCCTGTGATTCTAAAAGGCATCATTGCTAACTCCAGCTTGTCTAATCGTGCTGAATTGGAAGCAATGCTTGCTCAGATGTCTCAGCCTAACCCAGAACAAGCTCAACAGCAGCAGATGCAGTTACAGATGCAGATGCAAGCTGCTCAGGCTGGCTTAGAAGAAGTACAAGCTAGAACCATGAAGCTACAAGCAGAGGCTCAAAAAGTCGCTACAGAAGCTGAATTAATGCCTCAAGAGGTGCAAGCTAAGATGGTGGGTGCTTTGTCTACTAATCTGAACGAAGATGCTGAAGGAAAAGACTTTGAGCGTCGTGCAAAGATTGCTGAATTGATGATTAAAGAGGCAGATATTGCCAATCGTAAGAAAATTGTCGAATTACAGATGACTAAGCAATAAAAAGCTTGACAAACCACATGAAAGTGTGGTAAAATTACAACATTATTAACACATTCTCCTAAAAAGGACAAAGAATGAACAAAGAATTAGAACAATATTACGAAGAACGCTTCTCAATGATGACTACCAAAGGGTGGTCTGACTTGATGGAAGATACGCAGAAGATGTTTGACGCTAGAAACCATGTCTTAGCGATACAGGATGAAAAAGACCTGTTCTTTAAGAAGGGTCAGTTAGACGTTCTGCAGTGGATTTTGACACTTAAGCAGTCATCTGAAGAAGTTTACGAGCAGCTCATGTCGGGAGACTCAGCAAATGCCTCGTAGGATGTTTGATTTTAAGTGTAACGAAGGACATATCACTGAAAAGTATATTGGTTATGAGACAAAAACTATTCAGTGCGATGTATGTAGTAAAGAAGCAACACGGATTGTGTCTCCAATCAGCATACACTTAGACGGTACAGACCCTGTATACGTCTCAGCACATGATAGATGGGCAAAAGCACATGAAACTGGAGCAAAAAAGCAAGTAGGTTGAGGACAACACCACCAAGCCCTCAAATAGTTTATTCCCCTACAATCACTTTGATTTGGTGACAGGAGATTTATATGGCTGAATTTATTGAACAAGAAGAACTGCAAGGTAGTTTTGAAAGTATTGACGAACAGGGTACAACCCAAGAACCTGTAGAACAAACTACAGGACAAACTGAAGAGGTTGCTCAGGCACAAACAGAAGATGATTTACCAGAGAAGTATCGAGGTAAAACACCTGCTGAAATTGTTAGAATGCACATGGAAGCTGAGAAGCTCATTGGCAGACAAGCACAAGAAGTGCATGAAGTTCGTTCATTAGCTGACCAATTACTAAAGCAACAACTCTCTAAACCAGTTCAACAGCAACAACAGCCTAATGAAGAGTTGTCTGAAGACGAGTTTTTTGCAGACCCTCGTAAAGCCGTAGCTAGAACAGTGGAACAGCACCCTGCGGTGTTGGAAGCAAAGCAAGCTGCGTTGGAATTGAAAAAGATGAAGACCTCGCAGCAACTGCAAGCGACTCATCCAGACTTTGCAAGCGTAGTAGCTGACCCTGGGTTTACTCAGTGGATTAATGCTTCGCCTATCAGGTCACAGATGTTCCGACAAGCGGATGCCGAGTATGATTTTAATGCAGCTAATGAGCTTCTTAGCACTTATAAAGAACTAAAAGCAGTGAGAACAGCTACAGTTTCTACAGGTACTAAGCAAGCAACTGATTCAGCATTGAAAGCAGCCAGTGTTAGCACAGGCGGTAGTGGAGAGTCTAGCCAGAAGATTTATCGTCGGGCAGACCTTATCAAATTAAGTATGACAGACCCTGACAGGTATATGCAGCTTCAACCAGAAATTATGGCTGCTTATGCTGAAGGTCGAGTCAAGTAAATTAACAAGTAATTTTAGGAGAATTAATTATGGCAACAGCAACATATCCAGGCGGTTCAGGTAGTATTGTAGCAAAAACACAAGCAGACAAGTTTATTCCAGAGATTTGGAGTGACGAGGTCGTTGCTGCTTATAAGAAGAACTTGGTGTTGGCAAACTTGGTAAACAAGATGTCAATGAAGGGCAAGAAAGGTGACACAGTTCACATTCCTAAGCCAACTCGTGGTGCAGCAGCTGCTAAAGCCGCTAACACTGCAGTAACTATCCAAGCTGATACAGAATCAGAAGTAGTTGTGTCTATCGACCAACACTGGGAGTATTCACGTCTAATTGAGGACATCGTTGAGACTCAAGCTTTGTCTTCTCTACGTCGTTTCTACACTTCAGACGCTGGTTACGCTTTGGCTAAGAAAGTTGACGATGTATTGTTCACTTTAGGTCAAACTTTCGGTGACGGTACAAATGACTGGACACACTCAAACAGCTATTTCATCGACGCTTCTACAGGTTTGACAGCTTATGCTACTGACACAGTTACAACTTCAGACGTTTTCACTGACGCTGGTTTCCGTAAGCTAATCCAGTTGATGGACGACGCTGATGTACCAATGGACGGTCGTAAGTTTGCAATCCCACCATCATTGCGTAATGCAATCATGGG